TTGTACATCTTGTCGTGTTTCGTCTTCTCAGATGCATTCAAGTAGATTGTGTACTTCGTTCTACCGTCATTTCGTTGACTTCGCTTGATTGTCTTTCGTTTGTCCAAATCGTCAGTTGAAATCTCGTGTCTCCAATTCTTCGTTGAATTACCAATGAAAACGTGTTTGGAAGGAAGTTTACCTTCTCTAACTAGTTTTCGAAGATAATGTGGGTCAATCTTCAAGTATTCTGCTGATTGAGGTATTGTCAAGTATTTCGACATGTTTTGTCTCCTTTTGTTTAGACTATGTTTGTCTGAATCATTCAATAATAATAGTATAACGTTGAATGATACAAAAGTCCATGGGTAATTCCTACCAAATATATATGTAGTTTGTAGTAGGAATATACCAATTAGTATAGTAGTTTGTTCATGTGTGTAATAAATAAATGACGACCGGCACCAAACCAGACTATATAGTATGTGTTTTGAATATGGAATTACATTCTTTTGATTACATGTTATGTGTTTTGTAATGTTTAGAGTACACTCTACACAACATACATCATAACATTGAGCGTGATTTCTATCATACTTTATAGGTCCGGGTTCCCAACATATCGATGGCAAAATTTGATCGGGGTCAAAGACTTGGCATAGGATTGAGCCGTACAAGCAAAAAGAGAGCAGGCAAGGTGAACAGCCTTACCCGCTCTCTAACTTACTCCCAAGGAGCTAGAACTCTAACCACATTCGACGCCGTCGCTGTATTTGGGTACCCCATATGAACCGCTGTACTAGACGACATCATTGTACCCGTATTCATACCGAAATAATCCAGCGGTTCGTCCGGCAGGTCGGGCCCCTCAAAGTACTTCGTACGACACCACGGACACTCGCGCCGTGTCATCATCGGTCCACCACATTTTTCACACGTCAAGGGTTCCATCTCTTATTGCCTCCGTCCAAGTTTCACGAGGTAACTCTACTACTGTGACATTGCTAGAGTTACATCCGTTCTCTTTCTGGTTGTCAAAAAAGTACATACTATACCCCGCAGCAAGGTATATGTCCTCAACGAAAACCCAGTTGTTGTCTCCTCGGACACGCAACGAAAGCTTTACGCACCCAACCTCATCCACCCCTTCAACTGTTAGCTTGAACACTTGCTTCTCTAAGTCTTTCACCGCCTGGCCCTCCGAAGTACAATACCTCGTTTATGGAGTTCTTCATGCAGGGCTGGCTGATACACTCCTGTCTCGAGCTTTATCTTCCAGAGATACTCACCACTCTCATACATCGCAACTGCGGTGTCCATTCGGTCCGCACGATCCAAAGCGCGCTCGTCTTTCTTTGCATCGTATTCCACACCTTCCTCACGCATCAAACGGTAGAAGGCGTTGTAGTTCAGGCCGAACTCCTGTATAAGGCTCAAGGCTGAATCGCCGGCTAACCAGCGCTCTGTGATATGTTTTCGCTCCGGCGCTGACAACTTGTCGAGTACAGACTTCACACGATCCTTCTTTGCTGCGCCTGTCTCACGAAGCCACCTGTAGATAGTCGATTGCGCTACGTTCAGCTCGAGGGCAATCTGGTCAACAGGTGCTCCCTTCTCACTCATCTCAAAAGCTTCTTCACGTTTACCCATTTGTTCTCCTTGTTATGGGTCCGAGCGGAGAATAGGCCCTTACACCCATAGATGCTTCCAACCGCTCAGACCCAAATAAATAGCAACATGCTGCAGCCGCACCCAACCATCAACCCAATCACAATGAACAGGAAGATGTACATCAACGCGCTACAGCTATTTCCGGGGCTCGGATCCTGCACGCATCGCCTCCGCTTTCGTAATAACCATCTTTAGGACCTTGTCTTCTGCGCGCCGAAGCTCTAACTGACTATTTAGATGCTCGACCACTTGGTCAAAGTCAGGGTGTCTCTTACCTAGAGTCCAGCCCCATATATAGCACAGAACACACAGTACTATTACAACGATCCCAACAAAAACTAGTTCGTACGGATACATTTTTATACCTCCTGATTATGATAATTATAAACTGTTCTTGTCTAAGAAAAAAGGGGTCAAATATGACGTCCGACACCGGAAGGAGTCGGGCTCAGTTGATCCGGTGTTTCTGAGACTAAAATCCTTTATAATTAATGTATCAATATCTAGCCCGAGCCAGAAGCTTTGGGAGTGTGCTAATGAGTGACAAAGTTTGGACGTACGACAGATTAGAAGATGAGCCTCTTCATTGGTATGAGGTGTTCAAACGTTACTACATGCTTACTGGGCTTAGTCGTAGTGTTCGGAAGGCTTATGTTCAGTACCTTGAGAACGAGAAACCTGGTTCGGACCAACTTAGTCGTGCTACGAGGGACAAAATAGGCCAGAGAACAGGCCATTACTGGTACGACATAGCCTTGAAGTGGGCTTGGAAGGAAAGAGCGAACGCCTGGGATTTAGAAAGGACAGACGAGTTCAAGAAAGAAGTCCAGGAAGCACGCATTCTGCTTATGGGCCTCACGCCTGAAGCAGTTGAGGCCTTAGCTGGTGCGTTGCAGATTCCTCGTTCGCAGGTACAAGCAGCAAAAGAGATTTTAGACCGTGCAGGAGTTCCTGCCACATCGCGTGTTGATGTGGACGCAACCATACAACTCACTGCTGATGAAATGGCAGCCGCAAAGGACGAGGCAACCGAGTGGGAGAATTCGATGCTCGAAGAGAGTGGTTAAAGTGTTCAGAATCTTGCATGTACTTCGTGCACAACTACTGCAACATTTACGACTCCGTAAGCTCAAGATGGATTCCTTTTCATTTGTGGCCTCGCCAGGCGCATTCCCTAAAGATCCTCCAGCAAGAGCGATTAGTAGTAATCTTAAAAGCCCGCCAGTTGGGGATGACCTGGTTGGTCCTGTCATACGTCTTATGGGAGTGTCTCTTCCAACCAGTCGCCACCTCGCTCGTTTTCTCAAGACGGGAAGAGGAAGCAAAACAGCTCCTAGAACGTATGCGTGGGATCTACGCGAGGTTACCGAGGTGGGCGCAAGCGAAGGCAGTAATGAAGGACAACGCGACTCAGTGGAAGCTGTCGAACTCCTCGACAGTTCACGGGTTTCCGACAACGGCGGGGGATTCGTATACAGCAACAATAGCTATGGTAGACGAAGCAGATTTAGTTCCAGACCTAGGGGACCTAATGACAGCGGTGAAACCAACAATCGACGCAGGGGGCAAGATGATATTGTTGAGTAGGTCTAACAAAGCCCTTCCTAACAGCGCGTTCAAGAGAATATATAGAGGCGCTGTCTCAGGGGCAAACACTTGGTATCCAATATTCTTACCGTGGGACTCCCGTCCTGATAGGTCTCCTGCATGGTATACCGAACAACGTAATGATGTTATGGCTCGAACCGGAGCAGTAGATGACTTGTGGCAGCAATACCCTGAAACAGCTGTACAAGCGTTGTCTCCAAACACTCTAGACAAACGTATACCTCCCCAGTGGGTAGAGCAGTGCTTTACAGAAGGTGCAAAACCCCTTGATATAGTAGGACCTGACCTGCCTTTCCTGACGATTTACGAAGAGCCCCAACCAGATAGGAAGTACGTACTAGGTGCGGACCCTGCAGAGGGCAACCCATCAAGTGATGATTCTTCAGCACACGTCCTAGATAAAATTACGGGTGTAGAAGTTGCAGTTCTGTGTGGGAAGATAGAACCGTCTACATTTGCAGAGTATATTCATTTATTAGGACTTTATTATAATAGAGCTCCGTTGATGGTTGAGCGAAACAACCACGGACACACAGTTATTGCATGGTTAGTAGAACACTCCGACCTAGACATTTATGCAGGGTCTGACGGAAACTATGGTTGGCTGACTACAACCCGGAGTAAGGCTGCAATGTATGCTAATGCGGCAGATACATTTAGGGAGAAGGCAACGAGAATTCGTTCTCCCGAGACGTACTTTCAAATATGTGATGTTGAAGGAAAGACCTTGAAGGCTCCGAAGGAAGCTTTTGACGACCGGGCAGTGAGTTTCTGCCTTTCATTATTGGCTGTAGTGCAGGAAGTAAATACTTCTTTCAACTACAGCTATATAGAGGAAGGGGTCTATGCTAGCTGAGTTAGTAATTTCTACTGACACGCTCCTAAGTATGGTTCAGCTAGAGGCGTACGCAGAGAAAGAAGTACAGCGCCAAAAGGATGTAGTTCTTGCACGCGAGTTTCATGTGGGCGAACAGCAAACTCAAATATCTACCCGGATGAAACAGTTCCTACAGCCTTCAGAGGATTTTCCTGAGTTCCGACTAAATGTGACAGCAAACATTGTAAGAGCCATTATGGAACGGCTCATTGTAAGTGGTTTTGATGCCCCAGAAGAACCGGTTATTGAATGGTCTTGGGACTGGTGGAAGAGAAACAAGCTTGATGCCCTGCAAACAGAGTTGTACGAAGCTGTATTTAGAGATGGTGAGTACTTTGTTATTATAGATGTCGACCCAGTTACCAATGCCTCGCGTGCTACCCTACATCAACGCTACACAAGTTTGGACTACAACGGAGACGGCTATGGTTGTTGGATGGCCTATAAGGATGACGACCACAACCAGGAGGCTCTGTATGCTGTAAAACTGTGGTACGAAGCAGAAGTTAATGCAGAACGTCGGAATGTTTACTACCCTGGAGAAGTAATCAAACAACAGAGACAGAAAAACATCGACGCATGGGAAACCATCGAAACTGTTCCCTGGACAGACGGCGATGGGGAACCATTAGGAATTGCAGTTATTCATTTTAAGAACCATGACCTCAGATGTGAAGCATGGGACGCGTTCCCGTTGCAGATGGCAATCAACAAATCACTGATTGACCTAATGCTGAACTCTGACATGTCCGCATTTCGAATTTACAAAGCACTCGGCTTCGTACCGACAACTGACGGTGGACCACTAAAGTCGGACCGGAGCAACCTTTTACAAATCGAGCCAGGTACTGTAGTTGGCACAACCAAGTCAGCGTCTGACTCTGATTTCGATGCCATCGCGGGAGAAGAACTAACCCCACAGATGGATCTTACGCATCAGTTGATTTTATGGCTCGCTACTGTGACGAATACACCCGTCTCCCGTTTCATATCGACGAAACTAATTGCGAGCGATGAGACCCTAAAGGAGCAGGAGGCCCCTTTGCTGTCTAGAGTAACCAGCGCCCAAATTATGTTAGGGAATGCTTGGGAAGACTGCCTCAAACTAGCAAGTAAACTTGAAGTAGTCTATAGTAATGAGACTGTACCCGAGATAGATGAAATCGAAACGATGTGGGACGTGCCTTACTCTAGAGGCCAAGTCGAACGATTAGATTTACAGTTGAAGAAACAGCAGTTGGGTATCCCACGACGTCAACTATGGCGTGAGATGGGCTACAACAACAAGCAAATTGAGAAGATGGAGATGGATCTCCAGGAGCAGGAAGATGCCGAAAGAGTTGACGGACGAGGAGAAGACGGAAGCAGCGAAGAAGGAGGCAGCTGATGCAGCTGCTGCTGCTGCCGAAGCAAAGAAGAAGGAAGGAAAAACGGTCGAGGAACTACAAACGGAGCTCGATGAATTGCAGGAGAGCTACAATGAGGTCATGACTGAAACAATCAGTCGACGTAAGACGATTAAGGAACTCAAGAAACAGTTAACGACGGAAACAGACGACAAAACTGAGACCTTAGAAGAAGCACAGAAAGAGCTTGCGAAAGCACAAAAGAAACTTGATGCACAGGCTTCTGAGATACTCGCGATGGAACAAAAACAAGCGTTTCTGGACACCGTTGAAAAACTTAAGCTCGGGTTCGTAAGCAGAAAGGCTCAAGCCGACGCATTGAGCCACATCGACTGGGATAATGTTTCATTCGACGACGATGGAAAAGCTCTTGGCATGGATGCTGAAGTCAAGAGGATCAAGAAGGAGAGGTCCTACTTATTCAAAACCAAAGAGCCGCCAGATGTTGATAGTGGTAACAAAGGCGGACCGCCAGAAGCTGATGTCGATGCCCTCGCAGAAGAGAAAGGTGAAGACAGTATATACAGATCATTCTAATGAAAAGGAGTAACACATGGCTTTAATAACGAGAGATGCTGATGCTAGTATCGACGCTACTACAGCAATGTACGCACCGCAGATCACTGGACTACTTGCGGGCGAAGCCATTGACATAGCAGCGCCATGCTACATCAAAAGTGCCGACGGTTTGGTTTACATGTCGAACGGCACAGCTGCAGACGAGGAAGCTGAAACAATAGGTTTCTCGTCCCGTGCAGCTATAGCCGGTCAGCCTGTAACGCTGTTCGGCCACGGAACCCGATTTCACTACGGATCGGCTTTAACCCCTGGTGACAGGTACTATACCGGCGCTACTGCAGGCCGCTTGGATAGTGCCGCTACTACTGGGGATGCTGTCGGTGTTGCAACAGTAATTGATGCTACCGACATTCGTGTTGTGAGGGATAACTGATGGCTG